GACCTCTTAAATTCAATAACTATCTAACTTAAAATAAATAAAACATAGAAAAGGATCCTACAGTAGATGGCATACCAAGGTATTAACACTGGCACTACGCCAAATGATGGTACAGGTGATTCCCTAATTGATGGTGGAGTTAAAATTAACAGTAACTTTACCGAGATTTATAATCTTATTGGTAACGGATCAAATCTTGCCGTAGGTGTTGTAACTGTCATTACTGCAGGTACAAATGTCGCAGTCAATACATCAACTGGATCTGTCCAAATATCTGCACCAACTCCAGTATCAATAGCAACAACTGATGTTGACATTTCAAGAAACCTTAAAGCAGTTGGTATCACAACTTTGGGTGTTACCACAACTACATCATTCTTAACTTCTGGAATTACAACTCTTGCAAGTCAAGGTGGTATCACAACAACTGGTGGTGACTTTTATGTTGGTGGTGATCTTTATGTATTGGATGATATTGTATATGATGAAGTAACGGGAAGAAATATAAACATCACAGGTGTAGGTACATTTGGACAAATATTTGTTGGTTCTAGTCATTCTGTAGGATCTTTGAATGTATCGGGTATTTCTACTCTATCGGGTAATGTAAGTTTAGGTGCATCTCTACTATTAGTAGATGATGCACAAATTTTAATGGGTGATAATTCAGAATTTGTAATTTTACACGATGATAGTGCTGGAAATGTTATCAGAGCAAATACTGGAGAACTGAATATTGAGGGAAATACTGTAAACATTACAAGTGGTGCTGGTACCACTCAAGTCATTGCAACTAACGTCGATAATAAATTTGGTGTAGAGCTTTATTACAATAATACCAAGAGATTAGAGACAAAAAACGGTGGTGTTAGAGTACTAGGTTCTTTTAATGTATCAGGGATTAGTACTCTTGGTATCGTAACTGGTGCCACATATTATGGTGATGGATCAAACCTGACACTCACTGGTGCAAATGGTTCTGGGATGACTGGTGTAGTCACCACTCTAACTGGTGCTGATGCTTCTGGTGTTACTGGTATCACGACTCTTATCCAGGCAGGAACTAACATAAGTGTTACAACTAATTCTGGTATATCAACTATTTCATATACTGGTGTTGCAAATACTTCTAACATAAATGCTGATTCTTTAGTTGTTTCGGGAGTATCGACACTTGGTATTGTAACTGGTGCAACATATTATGGTGATGGATCAGAGGTTGCAGATGTAAGATGGGATATTGGAGCCAATGGTTCTAGTGACTATACTTACACTGGAATTGGATTTACTCAAACTACAAATGATCCTATCCTCTACCTATTAAAAGGTAATGTTTATGAGTTTGAAAATAACAGTGGTGGGGGTCATCCATTTCAAATAAGATTATCAAACGGTGGTTCAGCTTACAGTGACGGAGTAACAAATAATGGTGCAGCAAGTGGTATTATCAGGTTTGAAGTTCCATTTAATGCCCCAGAGACTCTCTACTACCAGTGTACAAATCATTCTGGAATGGGAAATACCATATACACTGTAGGAAGAAACACAAACATTAGTGCAGATTCATTAACTATTTCTGGTGTATCTACATTGGGTGTTATTACTGCAACTAATCAGTATAACACTGGTATTGTTACTGCTGTTGGAGGATTTGTTAGTTCAGCTTCTACACAGGGTGTTCAGATTACATTCTCGGGAACGACTTTAACATTTACTGTTGCAGGAATTGGTTCCACAAGTCTTACATTATCCTAATAAATAAGAAAAAAGTCCTCTAACAAATGGCTGCGATAATTACTGATCAACTTCGTATTTTGAACGCGAAGAACTTTGTCGATTCTGTACAAAGTTCCTCAAATTCTTATTATGCTTGGATTGGTCTTCCAGATGCTCCAGAGTTTCAGAGTGACTGGAATTCAAATCCTCCAGCTCCTAAAGATAGTTTGGATGACTCCAACTACTACTGGGACACCATGTTGGCCCTTAAAAAGATCAATAGTGGTGATGTAAGTCAGGTTGTCAGGAAAATTACTTGGCAGTCTGGAACCACATATGATATGTGGAGAAATGATATTGATAGAGACAACCCATCTCAACCCTCTGGATCGTATGACATCTATGATTCAAACTTCTATGTAATGAATAGTGAGTACAAGGTTTATATTTGTCTATTCAATAATGCAAATCCTGAAAATAGTTTTAGAGGTGGTCCTTCTCTAGATGAACCAAATTTCACTGATTTAGAACCTAGAGAAGCTGGTAGTAGTGGTGATGGTTACATTTGGAAATATCTCTACACAATCAAACCAAATCAGATTATTAAGTTTGATTCCACAAATTACATTGCCGTACCCACTGACTGGGAAACAAATGCATCATATTCGGCAGTAAGAGAAAATGCTGGCACTAGTGGTCAAATTAAAATTGTAACGATCAGGAATCGTGGTGTTGGTATTGGTACCGCTAACGTCACTTATACAAGAGTCCCAATTTTGGGGGACGGACGAGGTGCAGAGGCAACTGTTGTTATTAATAATGATTCAAAAGTTGAATCAGTTACCGTTTCAAAGGGTGGTAGTGGATATTCTTTCGGTACATTAGATCTCGAAAGAGGTGGAGTTCCTAACGGTACAATTGATCCTATTTTTGATGTAATCATTCCACCTCCTGGAGGTCATGGTGCCGATATTTACAGAGAACTGGGAGCTTATAATGTTCTTTCATATGCTCGTTTTGAGAATGACACACAAAACCCAGACTTCATTACAGGAAATCAATTTGCACAAGTAGGTATTGTTAAGAATCCAAAGAATTACAACTCAACTACAAATCTGACGATCGACAAAGCAAGTGCAGTATATGCACTTAAGTTAGTGGGTACTGGTTACAGTCAAGCTTTATTCACTGCTGACTCTTTTGTTACTCAAACCATTGGTTTAGGCTCAACTGCAGTGGGAAGAGTTGTATCGTATGATCAACAAACTGGTATTCTTAAGTTTTGGCAGGATAGAAGAACTGCAGGTCTTAATACCGATGGAACAAAGAATACTACTCCAACATATGGTTTTGAACAGTTGAAATTTACTGCAAATCCTGTGACTGGTGGTTCAATTCAAATCAGTCCCACAACAGGTAATACTCTCAATATTGATGTTTCATTCTCGGGTGTATCTACCACAATAAATAGTCGTACCTACTACCTGGGTCAGGAATTCGTAAAAGGAGTTTCGAATCCAGAGTCTGAAAAGTACTCTGGTGACATCATCTACATTGATAACAGACCATCAGTTACTAGATCATCTTCACAGAAAGAAGACGTTAAAGTTATCTTGCAATTCTAAGAGATATGCCACAGGAAACTAATCTCAATGTCGCTCCTTATTTTGACGACTTTGACCCGCAGTCAAACTATTACAAAGTACTGTTTAAACCTGGTTTTCCAGTTCAAGCAAGAGAACTGACAGGTCTTCAGTCTATTCTGCAGAATCAGGTTGAAGAAATGGGTAATCATTTCTTCAAAGAAGGTGCAAAAGTAATTCCTGGTGACTTAACATACGTCCAAGATTTTTATGGTATTCAAATTGAACCTGAGTTTCTTGGTATTCCTATTGGTATCTATCTTGACCAAATTGTAGGTACAAAAGTCACTGGAGCAACATCTGGTGTTACTGCAAAAGTTGTCACTTATATCACAGACCAACAATCAGAGAGAGGTACTTATACTCTATATCTTAACTATGAAAATTCTTCAACCTCTGATGAAGAAGTTTCAACATTTTTAAGTGGTGAGGTTCTACTCACAAGTAAAAATATTACATATGCTTCAACCTTTATTTCCTCTGGAGAAGGTTTTGCAACTACAATTCCTCAGAATGCACCTATTATAGGTTCTTCTTTCAACATATCTCAAGGTGTTTATTTCCTTAGAGGATATTTTGTTAATGTCAGTGCTCAAACACTTATCCTCGATCAATACGGAAATACACCATCCTACAGAGTTGGTTTAGACGTTACCGAAGAGATCGTATCTTCAGATGTAGATCCTTCACTAAACGATAATGCACAAGGTTTTAATAACTTTACAGCTCCTGGTGCAGATAGACTTAAAATTAGTACAACTCTTTCCAAAAAACCATTAAACGAATTTGACGAGTCTAACTTTGTTCAATTATCTGAAGTAAAAAATGGTGTATTGAGGGTAGTAAATAAGAACACTGATTACAACTTCTTGGGTGACGAATTTGCAAGAAGAACTTTTGATGAGTCGGGGAATTATTATGTCAAAGAGTTTGTCACTTCTGTAAAAGAGAGTCTGAACAATCTTGAGGGTAACAGAGGTATATACAAAGAGAATCAAACTACCCAACAAGGAAGCACTCCAAATGATGATTTGGGAGTATATAAGATCTCACCTGGTAAGGCATACGTAAAGGGATATGAAGTAGAAACAATTTCTCCCACACTTCTTGACTTTAAAAAACCAAGATCCACAAAAACAGTAAAGAATCAGGCTGTAAACTTTGGTTTTGGTCCTACACTTAACGTTAATAGAACAAGTGGTTCTGCAACTATTGGTATTAATACTTCTCTAACTCTAAGTTTAAGAGATCAGAGAATTGGTGTCAACTCAATAACATCTGCAGCTAATGCAGCAGGTAAAGAAATTGGTATTGCAAGAGTCTATGATTTTGCTCTAGAGTCTGGTTCTTACGACTCAGCATTCCCCAATTTGAATGTATGGGATCTTTCCCTTTTTGATATCCAAACTTACACAGATATTTCAGTTAATGAACCAGTAACTTTATCAGTATCAACTCGTATTAAAGGTGAGTCTAGTGGTGCGACTGGTTTCCTCAGACACTCAGTATCGGCTGGAACTGCATTAACAGCTTACGGTGTTGAAGGTAATTTCTTTAAAGGTGAGAGACTTCTATTCAATGGAGTATTGGATGATGCAAGATTTGTTACCAATGACACTAATTATCAATTATCTGATGTAAAATCAGTATTTGGTATTGTTGGAACTGCTGCAACCTTTACTGCAGATACAGTTCAATCACAGGTATATAATTTTGGATCTGCGTCTGTCTCACCTCAATCTGGTAATTCTTCAAGAATCTCAGTACCAGTTGATCCTGGTTTCTCATTCGTTGGTATTGTAACTGTAGGCAATCTTGTTAGATTCTCAAGACCTAACCTTGATACTGTTTCGTTTGCTCGAGTTACTGGTGTAGGGAGAACAAATATTACAGTTTCTGGTGTCACTACAGTTTTTGGTGTATGTGACGGTGGTCTTCCAAATACAACTGAATCTGTTGCGAATTTACAACTCATTAGTACAAAAGGTACTGGTGGTTCTGGATCTGGTAACTTCTCTGGTAATGAAGCACTTTTCAGTCAGTTCCCCAAACAAAATGTTTCATCAGTAAATCTTATTGGTTCTGATATTGTAATTAGAAGACAATATACAACATCAATTACGAATAACTCCACTCCTGTCATAAACGTAGGAGACAATGAAGTCTTCTTACCATTTGATGAAGAAAGATATACCCTCATAAGATCTGATGGTGGAACTGAAATTCTTACAGAGGACAGATTTGAATTTACAAATGGTTCTACCTCACTTCAAATTAATGGTTTGGGTGCAAACGATACTCAAACAAAATTGATCACGACAATTAGAAAGTCAGATATCACATCAAAAACAAAGATCAAAAATATTTCCAAAAATATTATTATTGATAAGTCCAATAATAATGCATCTGGTATTGGATCTACTACATTAAATGATGGTCTTACGACTGGTAATTATCCATTCGGTACAAGAGTACAAGATGAAGTTATATCTCTGAACACTTGTGATGTATATAAAATTTACGGTATTTTTGAATCAGATAGTATTTCTGATCCAGTTCTTCCAAGTGTTACACTCTCTCAACTAGATGGAAACACATCGACTACAAATGACTTGATCATTGGTGAAACCATGATCGGTCAGACAAGTGGTGCAAAGGCAATTTATCTTGAGAAAGTTGATGATACTGTAGTTCGTTATGTTTATCTCAATAATTCTACATTCCAGAATAATGAAGTAATTAATTTTAAACAGTCAAGTGTGAACGGTGTTTCTTCGTCAGTTTCAACTGGTAGTAAAAATATTACCTCAAACTTCAGATTCTTTAATGGTCAAAAAGGTGGTTTTTATGATTATTCGAGAATTATTAGAAGAGCTGGTGTAGCTGTTCCATCTAAGAAACTGCGTGTCTATTTTGCATCCGCAACATACAAAACTACTGATGAAGGTGATATCACTACTGTAAATTCATATCGTGGTTTTGATTATGGTAAAGATATTTCTACTATCAACTCAATCAGAGTATCTGACATTGTTGATGTACGACCAAGAGTAACGGATTATGTCGTCTCTGAGGGTGCAAGATCTCCATTTGAGTTTAATGGAAGAGATTTTGTGGATGGACAAAACGGCAATTTACAAAGCTCAAGTCATATTATCGCTTCTGACGAGTCAATAACCGTTGGTTATGACTACTATCTCCCAAGAGCTGATAGAATCTTCATTGATAAGGAAGGAAACATTGGTATTTTGGGTGGTACACCCGATGATAAACCAAGATTACCTGATGCTCTTAGCAATACGATGAATATTGCTAACGTTTATCTCCCTGCATATCTTTATAAAACAAGTGATGCTAAAGTAAAATTTGTTGAACATAAACGATATCAGATGACTGATATCGCAAGACTTGAACAAAGAATCAAAAATCTTGAGTACTACACGTCACTCAATCAAATTGAAACTCAAACTTTGAATTTGTTTGTTGAGGATGCGAATGGTCTTAATAGATTCAAGTCTGGTGTATTTGTAGATAATTTCACAAGCCTTGAGCCACAAGATACTTCGATTGGTGTTAGAAATAGTGTTGACACTAGGAAAGGTATTTTAAGACCATCTCACTATACCACAGCACTTAATCTTGAACTCGGTACTACCGTCATCTCTGGAATTGGTACAACATCAAATTCCAATGAAGATCCAAGTTTTGCTTCAGTTGTAGGACAAAACATTAGAAAAACAGGTAGAGTTGTCACTCTTGACTACACTGATGAAAATTGGTTAGAACAACCATTTGCGACAAGAGTAGAAAACGTTACTCCATATCTTGTTCAATTCTGGCAAGGTCAAGTTCAGTTGACACCTGACGTTGATGTATGGATCGACGTAACTCAACTTGAGGTCAACGATGTAATGATGGAAGGTTCCTTCCAAGGTGTGGCTGAAGCATTAAATGCAGAGATCACAACAGCAGCAGATGGTTCAAGAAGTGGTGTATCACCTGTAGTTTGGAACTCTTGGGAAACTGTTGGAGTCAATGTTGATATTTCACTCTCAAATGATCAATCAACTTCATCAACCTCTTCATCTAATACGAGTAGTAGTTCACAAACCAATGGTCCAGCAACTACTAATGTAACTGTCACAGAAAATTCCACTACAACTACAACTACCAACTCGATTAGTGCTACAACCTCTACTGGTCTCGATCAACAGAGAACTGGAACTCAATTCACTGTCAATGAAAGAATTGATACTGAGTCATTAGGAAACAGAGTTGTTAGTAGAGAGATCATCAATTTCATGAGATCTCGTAATATTAGCATTCTTGGAACATCGTTCAAACCATTTACAAGAGTTTATTCGTTCTTTGATGATACCGATATTAATGGTTTTGTAACACCTAAACTCATTGAAATTGAGATGATTCATGGAACATTTACTGTTGGTGAACTCGTCAGAGGTAGAATGAATAATGGTGGAGTTGAGTTGGCGAATGCAGCTTCAGTTCCACGTATTGACTTTAGAGTTGCATCTACTAATCATAAGTATGGTCCTTATAACGCACCAACTGACAGGTATGATAGTAATCCATATAATAGAGACGTAAGTATTGCTTCCGTCTATTCAGAATCTTCAACCCTTCTTAATGTAGACCTCTTTAGTCTCCAATCCCAGGACTTCCCACAATATGATGGTTTCATTGGTCAAGGAATGATTCTGACTGGTGTTTCCAGTGGTGCCCAAGCAAGAGTTACTAATGTCAGACTTCTCACTGATAGGGTAGGTACAATCCAAGCATCTTTCAGTGTTCCCGACTCATCAAACTCTGCGAACCCTGTATTTGAAACTGGAAGATCTACATTAAGATTGACTAGTAGTAGTACTAATAGTCAGGTTGAGGGAACTGTTTCAACTGCTGGGGAAGGAACTTTCTACTCACAAGGTGATGTTGATTTCACACAAGAAACAACTCTGTCTTTAAGAAACGCAACAGTATCTTCTGCAGATTCCAGTCAAACAAGAACTTTGACTGATCAAGCAACTTCAAATGAAATTACTATTACAGATACTAATACGGTAACAACAACCGATGTTTCAGTCAATACTTCGGTTGATTTACCACCTCCACCACCTCCTGTAGTAAACAATATTACCATTGTTCAACAACAACCTGCTCAAACTGATCCCCTTGCACAAACATTCTTTATTAGTGAATCAACTGGTGTTTATGTTACTAAAGTAGATGTATTCTTTAATACAAAGGATGATAATATTCCAGTCCTTTGTGAATTAAGAGAAACTAGACTTGGAACTCCTTCCCAAAAAGTTCTTCCTTTCTCTCGTGTATCTATTGATCCCTCTTTTGTTAATGTAAGTGAGGATGGTACTGTTCCTACAACAATTACTTTTGAGTCTCCAGTTTATCTAAACGCCAATAAGGAATACGCACTGGTATTACTTTCACATTCTACAGAGTACAGAGTATTCATCAGTAGACTTGGTGAAGCAGATATTACAACGTTGGGTCAAGAGGCGGGACAAGTTCTTGTTACAGAACAACCATTACTCGGGTCTCTGTTTAAATCACAAAATGCATCTGTTTGGACACCAAGTCAATATGAGGATCTTAAGTTCACAATGTACATTGCGAACTTTAAGAATCAGGGCTCAGTCTCTTTCTTCAATCCAAATCTTCCATCATCTCTCGAAAGAATTGATCCTAACGGTATAGAGGTCAAACCAAGACTTATTAGAGTTGGACTTGGAACAACTGTTGTTGATAGTGATCTTACACTTGGTAACACTGTGTTCCAAAGCAACATAGGAGCGGAAGGTACACTGGTAGCATTAGCAGGATCAGTTACCTCTGATCTCACTATTACCAATGCCGGTGTGGGTTACACTCCTTCTTCGGGTGGATTTACCTTTACAGGTGTAGCACTCACTGCCATTACTGGAAGAGGTATTAATGCAACAGCCGATATCACCATTCAAGGTGGTGTTGCAGTTGGTGCCACAATAAGGGCTGGTGGTACTGGATATGTTGTAGGTGATGTATTGACACCTGTACAGGTTGGTAATGTCAATCTTGGATCAGGTATTCAACTCTCTGTTCAAACTATCCTGGGTAACAATACTCTTGTTCTTGATAATGTACAAGGTAACTTCTCCACAAGTTCTGCTTATCCTCTGAAGTTTATTAATAGCTCAGGTATAACGACAGATCTTAACTCAACCATTGGTGGAAATGTAGTTCCATCAGTTATTACAGTAAATGAAACTGGTGAATATCTCAAGGTATTCCAAAGAAATCATGGTCTTTATTCAAATGTGAATAGAGTTGTACTATCTGATATCAGACCAGATCAAACTCCTAACACACTTTCGCAGCAATATGCATTCGATACCACCTCATTCATCACACTGGAAACCCCGGCTACTAACTTTACGACATTCGAAAATTTGGGCGTTGGCGGTACTAACCCTGGTTACGTCAAGGTTGGTGATGAAATCATTAGTTACACAGGCGTCAACGGAAGAACCTTAACAGGTATTACAAGAGGTGTTGATAACACCACCATATCGACACATGAAATTGGTGAACTCATCTATAAGTATGAACTTGACGGTGTTTCTCTCAGAAGAATTAATAGACAACATCAACTTGCAAATGTAACACAATCTGACCTTGAAGAAAGTGCAATCGGACTTGATTACTATTATGTCAAGGTCTTGATGAATGCAAATGGTACTAATAGAGCTCCTTCCAATGCTTCTGGATTCCCACCACTCTATTTCAATGAAAGAACTGTTGCTGGTGGTCCTGATGTAAAGGGTACTTACAACTTACCGTTTTCACTCATTACTCCAAAAGTTACTACAATTACACCTCTTGGTACGAATTTAATTTCACAAGTAAGAACAATTTCTTCCGCAAGTGTTAGTGGTAATCAAGAATCCTTCACGGATCAGGGTTATCAGACTGTTACACTTTTTGAGAAGAATTACATGGACGGTCAAAGAATGGTCGCTTCTTCAAACAATGAATCAATTCTTCTTGATTCTGAAGTGTTCCCTGGTAACAAGTCATTCACTATGTTGTTTAATCTTTTGACCTCTTCAAACAGAATTAGTCCTGCAATTGACTTAGATAATGCGTCTGTTGTCTTTACATCAAACAGAGTCAATAGACCCATTACTAACTATGCATCTGATTTCAGAGTGAATGGAATTGAAAATGATCCAAACAGATTTATTTACGTTACTAAAAATGTAACGCTTGAAAGTCCTGCAACATCATTACAAGTCATTCTTGATGGATACGTTTCAAATAATAATGATATAAGAGTATTCTACTCCTTAAATCAAGATGTTCCAGTTGATGAAGCAATCTTCATTCCTTTCCCTGGATACTCTAATCTGGGTACAAATGGTTCAATTCTAAATATTGCAAATAATAATGGTACTCCAGATCAAAGAGTACCAAAAGTTGATCTGTATGATCCAGAACCAACTGTCAATGTATATAAAGAGTACAGATTCACTATCGATGATTTGGTTCCATTTAAATCATTTAGAATTAAGATCATTGGTACATCCACTGACCAATCAAATGCACCATTAATAAGAAACTTGAGAGGTATTGCATTAGCATAATATGGACAATATGATTCCCGTAGAAGGAATGGATGGCTTTTACAGAGACATCCATTCTGGAGCAATTATCAATAAAAATACGAATGATTATAGATCATACGTGAAAAAAAGAGAAAAAATGAAGCAGCAGCAAGAAAATTTTTCTGCTCTAAAAGATGAAGTTGATAGTCTCAAAAGTGATATGAATGATATTAAATCAATGCTTATTTCAATCACAGATATATTAAATAAATAGATTTATAGATAGGATCTTATTATAAATGGCTCAGCCAAGTACTAGACAAGAACTAATTGATTATTGTTTAAGACAATTGGGTGCTCCAGTATTGGAGATTAACGTAGCCGATGAACAAATCGAAGATCTTGTCGATGATGCAATTCAGTTCTTTCAAGAGAGACACTTTGATGGGGTGTCACAACAATACCTGAAGTATCAAGTAACTCAGGCAGATGTAGACAGAGGAAAATCAAGACCTCCTGGTGCACCATCAGCAGGATCTGGTAGACCTACTGTTGGTATTGCTTCTACTTCTGCAACAACAAATATTGTAGGAACACCAACAACATTTACTTATTACGAGAATAGCAATTATCTTCAAATTCCACCAAATGTAATTGGAATAAACAAGGTGTTCCAATATGATGATGCTCAATCTATTAGCTCGTCTAATATGTTTAGCTTTAAATATCAACTATTCCTAAATGACATCTACTATTGGGGGAATACCGATCTATTGAGTTATTCAATGGCGATGTCATATTTGGAGACGATGAATTTTCTTCTCAATACTCACAAACAAATTCGATTCAATCAAAGACAAGATAGGATGTATCTCGACGTTGATTGGAGTAATCTAAGAGTAGGTGAATTTTTAATTATTGACTGTTGGAGAACAAGTGATCCTAATGACTATCCAAGAGTTTATAATGACTCTTTCCTTAAACCATATTTGACCGCATTAATCAAGAGACAGTGGGGTCAGAATCTAATCAAATTCCAGGGTGTGAAACTTCCAGGTGGTATCGAGTTCAACGGAAGACAACTTTATGATGATGCACAAATGGAACTTGATAAAATTCAAGAAAGAATGTTAAGTACATATGAGTTACCACCTCTTGACATGATAGGGTGATGACATATGTTAAATCCCTTTTTTCTTAACGGTACAAGATCCGAACAAAACCTAATCCAAAGTCTTGTCAACGAACAGTTACAGATGTATGGTGTGGAAGTATATTATCTTCCAAGAACTTATGCATCAACTAAAACTATTATAAAGGAAGTAATTGAATCTGAGTTCAAAAATGCATATCCTTTAGAAGCTTATGTTGATAACTATGAAGGGTATACTGGTCAGGGAACTATTCTATCAAAATTTGGTATTGAAAATCGAGATGATCTTCAACTGATAATTTCTAAAGAAAGATTTGAAAATTATATCGCTCCATTGACAGAGGGTCTCTCCAATTTGGAATTGACTTCTAGACCTAAAGAAGGTGACTTAATTTACTTCCCTCTTGGTGATAGACTATTTGAAATTAAGTTTGTAGAACACGAACAACCTTTCTACCAACTCAAGAAAACATATGTTTATGAGTTAAGATGTGAACTCTTTAGGTATGAGGATGAACTTATTGACACTGGTGTTGATGATATTGATGATGAGATTGCACAAATTGGTTATATCCAGACACTGAATCTCATTGGTGCCGGTACTTCTGCTACAGCGACAGCTCAACTGTGTGCATCTGGAGCAATCAATAAGATTTATATTAGTAATATGGGTAGAGGTTACACAGCTAACCCAGTTGTTGGTTTCTCATCCGCACCTTCAAGTGGAACGACTGCAACAGGTATTGCTTCGGTATCTTACGAATATCCTGCTTGTGATGGAAAATCTGGAAGAGTTCCCGCAATATACTTAACAAATGCCGGCTGTGGTTATACAGTTGCACCTTGGATCAATGTTACTGGTGGTAATGGATCTGGATTTGCAGCAACAACAGGTATCTCCACAACTGGTTCAATTCAAAGTATCACAGTTACAGATGGTGGTTCAGGATATGTAACTGCACCTACTGTTTCTATTGGTCTTACATATGGTGCTTATCCCTTATTTGGATCATCACTATACTCATTTGATTCGAATGAAAATAGTTTTGATTCGGAATTTCCTTCACCTTCCAGATATGCAGTCGGTATTGCAACAATCAGTGCTTCTGGTATTGTTACCGCAATCTACATACTCGACGGTGGAGAGGGATATAACACCACACCAATAGTCACTATCTCACCACCTGTCTCTGCCAATTCAAGTGTATCAATAGGAGGGACATTTACTTATAATGAAGTTGTGACTGGTTCTAGATCTGGTACTACTGCAAGAGTAAAAGAATGGAATGGTGTTACAGATGTTATGGAAGTTGGTATTATCGATGGTAGTTTTATTCCTGGAGAGTATCTAACTGGGTCTGAATCTGGTGCAAAGTATGTTATAGGTGGTGTAAACACTGATGATTTGGTAACTCCTTTTGCCGATAATGACAACATTGAGTTAGAAGCTGACGCAATAATTGATTTTAGTCAAACAAATCCTTTTGGTATGCCATAAATAATGGTATAGTGTTTTAAAATAATGTTTGAGTATTTTTATAACGAGATCTTTAGATCCGTAATTATTGGATTTGGTTCCCTGTTTAATGGTATTCAAATTCAGAAGAAAGATGAAAGTGATGATACCTTCAGTGTCATCAAGGTTCCTCTTGCTTATGGACCTACTCAAAAGTTTCTTGCAAGGTTACAACAAAACCCTGATCTGAATCACCCGACTCAAATGACACTTCCAAGAATGTCATTTGAGTTCACTAAATTACAATACGATCCCTCAAGAAAATCCACTCAAACACAGCAGATGGTAATTACATCTGCAGATGGAACTGAAGAAAAGAAGGCATTCTTACCAGTTCCATATAATATGACCATCACTCTTTCAGTTTATACAAAACTGAATGATGATATGCTCCAAATCGTAGAGCAGATAGTTCCATATTTCCAACCTGGTTATACAATTCCTATCAAGTTCTTGGGTAACTTCAATGAAGTTCAAAATGTTCCCGTAGTTCTTGATAACATCGATATGTCAGATGAGTATGAAGGAAACTTCGATACTAGAAGAGCACTCATCTACACATTTACATTTACTGCAAAAACTTACGTATTCGGTCCTCTCAAGGATGTTTCTGGGGATATCATCAAAAAGGTTACTACTGGCTTTATCGCAGGTTCTCAAAGTAGAAGTTACGAAAGAGATCTTACATATCAGGTTACACCAAGAGCAATCAAAGATTACGACGGTGTTGTTGCAACTCTTCTCGCCGAGAATGTTGATATGACAGAGACTGTCATTGATGTTGATGATGGTTCAACTATCACTGCAGGTAAGTACATTTACATCGATCAAGAAGAAATGTACGTTGAGACAGTTACTGGTAATAAGATAGTAGTCAGAAGGGCACAAGATAAAACACCTCTTCAAAATCATGTTCTTGGTTCAAAAGTCTTCAATATTACCCAAACGGACAACAACCAAATTGAACTTGGAGATGACTTCGGGTTTGACGGAAATGTATTCTGAGGTTAGAGTATGGATAAGTACGAAAAACTTAACGAAACTTTCGACGTAGAACCTATAGAATCAAAAAAGGTACCAGATAATGATATCGAAACCAAAATTCAAAAATTTGAAAACTCCAAAGAAGATATTCGTAAGGACTATGAGTATACCAGGGGTAATCTATATTCGATCATTGAAAAGGGACAAGAAGCAATCAATGGAATCTTAGAACTTGCTCAAGAGAGTGAGATGCCTCGTGCATATGAGGTTGCTGGACAATTAATCAAAAACGTATCTGACGCTACAGATAAATTAATGGATCTTCAGAAAAAACTGAAAGATGTCAATGATGATAAAGAAAAAGGTCCTTCAACTGTAACCAATAATGCACTATTTGTTGGCTCTACTGCGGACCTTCAGAAGATGTTAAAGAATGTCAACAAAGATCTAAATAGTTAAAAAGATAAGAGATGGCCGCTACTCCTGTTGTTAATATAGTTATTGCACAAGGTGCAGATTTTAGTGAAAGTTTTACTTCCACAGAGTCTGATGGAACCGCCTCAAATCTTAGTGGTTTTACTGGTGTTTCGAAAATAAAGAAATATCCAGCTTCACCAACTTCTGAAAGTTTTACAGTTTCTATCACTGGACTTACAGGTGAAGTTTCAATTGCAATGACAGCAGGGAAAACCGTCAACCTTAAACCAGGAAGATATTATTATGATGTTTTATTGACATCTGGTAGTGGTGCGGTTTCGAGAATGGTAGAGGGGTCTGCTATGGTAACCGCTGGTATTACAACCTAATGGCAACTGTAAGAAAAGGTGCCTCTGGCATCAAAAGTGTCTCAAAAAAACAAACCACCAAATCTGCAGTAAGAAACGTTAGACAACCCACTACCCTTGGTGATATGGGTGACACTAGTTTTGGTGTTTTAGATGAAACAAAAGATGGTCTATTTGTTACTTTCAACAATGTAACCAAAAAGTTTGAATTGACTACCGCAGATATATTACTTGAAAGAGCCTCTGAAGATAGTGATCTTCCAGATGACTTTATTTCTCAAGTTGAAGATGAGATTAATCTAGGTAATCTTGAGGTGTCAGGAGATATTGATGGAGGAGCTTTCTGATGCCATTAAGGATTGTAGATACTGATGATATTTTACCAGAGGATACTAACATTCCTTCTGTATTACAATATGATGCTAGTGCAGGTAGATTTAGACTTAAAAATGTCATCGTAAATTCTTCAATTCTGACTTCATCAGTTATTGACTCGGATTTACCAGATTCTTTTATAGCCCAAATTGAAGATGAGGTAGATACCGATAATATCACAACCAGAAACTATGATGGTGGATCTTTTTAAACTAAATAATAGTAAGAAATATATCTTTAGATATCT